AGTAATATAAAAAAGGCCAACGCTATTATGCAACAAACATTAGGCACAGGCATGAAGGCTTTAAATACAAATAATCCGGGGGCTCTTGTACAAGAGATGCTAGATAAGCCAGAAATTTTTGATGCTGTATTAACTTCTTTAACGGCTGAAATTGGAGAGAAAGAAGCTAAAACATTTATTAGGACCCTTATAGGAAAGGGCATTCATGATATATCAACACCTGTCATTGCGGTAGGAAAAACTGCTCAAGAAGGTATGCCTAAAGTTGTAGAACAATATGACCCGTTAGCACTTGCAAAATTAATGGAAGACAGTGATGAGTTGTTACAAACTGTTTTTGACCCAGAGCATCTTAAAGACATAAAAATATTTACAAAATTTATGATGCGAATGACTCCTGACCCTAAAGCTGGAGAAAAATTAGGAGGAGGATACGCTGGAAAATTTAAAAAAGCTAAACAGTTTAATTTAAGTCATGCTAGTATCATCTCCCGTGTATATGCAGCAGAATCTGGAAGGACTTCTTTTAGATATATTGGTGCAGAGGCAGTTTTAGGTGTAATGATGAACAGTGATAATGATGTGTTAACCGCTATATTTATGGATCAAAAAATAGCAAAAGGTCTTTCTGAATTTTTATTAGATCCTACGAAATCTATTAGAGATACTCAAGGTAACATTGTTACTTGGGTTCACGAATTGACAGGATTATCCCAATCGTTAGGTGGTGCAATATTTGAAGTTGCAGAGGCGGGATTAATACTTGGTGCATCAGGGTTCCCAGCAGAAGACGAGCAAATAAGGCAAGCAAGGATGCAAGCTCGTAAAGACGATAAACTTTTTACAGATGTAAAGGAGGCTTTTAGTGGCTATGGAATGGACACAGCTTTACCAGACCTTCCACCGGGGAGAAGGGGTGATAGGGTTGATCCTGAAACAGGAGAAGTACTTACTACAGGAGAAAATATAGAAGCAGCAGAAGACGCAGCGTATAAGAAAATAGCCCCAAATTACAAAGAAGATATAGGATACATCATAGATGGGGTTAAAAAAATAATTGAAGATGAAACACAAAAAATAGATTTAGAATCTATACAAGATATGCAAAGTAATTAACAAAGGAGGAAAACACATGCCGGGAAAACACGCTTACAAAAAAATGGCTGAAGGAGGAAGATCTGATATGTCTGCTAAACCAGATGTAGCTGCACCTGAAACAGACAGAGTAATACCACCTACACCAATGACTGATGCAATGGAGCTATCCAACGTAGACCCTATGACAGGCAAACAGTACCCTAACAAAAGGGAAATGAAATATGGTGGAGCAGTTATGTACAACAACGGCCCCCGCAAAGTAAGGACATAAAGTATGGCAGAGTCAGAAAGGTTGCGAGGAAATAGATCCCCTGTAACAAACTACAAAGTAGGCGATGGCAGTGTTAAAGATTTGTTTAAATACATTATGGGTGAAGATTTAGATGTTAAAAAAATTAGATCTAAACGAAAACAAACTAAAGTTGCTAAAAAAGATAAAGAATTTGTTAGGAAAAAAATTACTTCTGGTGTAAAGGCAGCTTCTGAAGAAAGTATAAGAGAGGGAATAGAAACAGAATATACACAACCTGAGTCTTTTGGGGATATTGGTACTAATATTTATGGTCCACAAGGGGGGCTTTCTACAGGTGATACGAGTATGTATGGAGCTGCGGTAGAACCTCCGGGAAGAGTAAATGTAACAGATTTGCCACCGGAAGTATCTGCACCACCAAATTTAGACCCAGACAGAGAATTAGAAGCTATGTTAGAGAGAGACCAAGGCAATGCCCTTGATTCTGGTCAAACATACAGAATGGGTATGAACAGACCTAACACCCCAATGGAAAATCCTGCAGGAACATTTGGTGGAGAACTGCTAAGACCCCAAGGGATGGGACAAGAAATGTATGGTGGGGGCAGAGTTATGCAAAAAAAGAAGAAGAAAAAGAAAAAACTAGCAGGTGGCGGTAAAGTACGTTCTTACAATTACTAAGACCTACAAAGTTTAGCTACGTCTTCCTCTACAGTGTGCCCGACATTCTTTAAATATTCTACCACTGCTCCCAGTACATGGGTATTGGGATAATCCTTTTTCCATGTATCTAAGGCGGTGGTAAGAGTTTCTCTTTTTATGTAATCAATTTGTGTTACTATTTTACCATCTGTGTTAACTTTTACGGATAGTTCAAACAGGCTTGCTTCAGCCATCTTATCTTTCCAATCTTCCTAGTCTGTGAAATAGATTTAGAAGTTTTTCTTCTACTTCTTTATCAGGGGGTGACGCATACTTTATGTAATAGGCTATAACTTTTCTAATTAACCCAGCATCCTCTGTAGCTATTATAGGTTTAGCACACTTCACTATATATCCACCAACTCACACACTCCGGCAGTACAGGCTAATTCCTGTGATCCCTTCGTGTTATCTTCCTTTTCAAAGTCCTGTAACTTTTTCCAATCTAAAGTTGCGGGCATTTTTTTTACAAGTTTCTTATATTCTTTCTCAGTTATATCTTGATAGGGAGCCTGCTGATACGTATGGTCGGAAAAGGGGAGAAAGGAGACACCACTAAGGTATTCAAAATTTTCCCAACACCACGCACCAACAGGTACCCACTCATTTTCCTTTACCGAAATAGTAACAGAAGGCTTATGCTCACACCAGTGCTTTGCATAAATCTTCCATAACTCAAGCTGTTCTATTGCAGTCATATCGTTTCTGCAAACAGAACCTAGGGGTGCTTTCATCGGAAAGGAGAATACTGTAGTATGTTCTGGTTTCATAACATCTGGCTCACTTGGTATACCAGAGTTAATTAAAAATTCAGTGAGGGGATCTTTGTTATCTCCTCGTACTGTTCTTATATAATAAGGGTTGTGTCTTGCGTGTATACCACTAGCACTGTCTACTAACTGACTGACCGTACCAGAAGGTTTGACACAAGTAATAGCTGTACTTTGGTTTATACCAAACTTGAGTGCCCAATAACTATTGGCCTCTACAGCAACACCCTTTAAAGTTTCTAATCTTTTTTCTAACCCACCTTCTTTGCCATTTAACAGTGTGCTATCCATAATTCCTGTAAGAGACACACCGAGCAGTCTTTCTTCTTCTGTATTGTCTTGCCATCTCTTTCTTAGGTATCCAAAGTTAGTAAAGGTAGATTGTATTGTGCCTAGTAATGTGGCAATTCGTATTTTCTTACTAAGGGTAGCCACCGTATCACCGGCACGTACCACCACCTCTGTAAGATTACAGAATTGATTAGGTCGTAGTATAATTTCACTACAAGGGTTAGTACCAAAGTCCCAACTGGCATCCCGCCTACCATTCTCAGCAGCCTTTGCCTGTGCAGAAGCCCTACTAAAGATACCCCTTTCACCGGATTTACTTTCATATAAAGACAGCCACTCTTTCATAAAGATACCTGCGTCTGGTTTCTCTGTATAAGCAACGGAGTTATTAGCCAGTGCTCTCTCTGGGTTTGTTTCCCACCAAGCACCAGACTTAGCGGCACGCACTCGTTGGTCGGATAAATTAGATAAAGATATAAGGGCTGATCTACGTACACCACCCACTACTACTACCTCACCCGTCTTACAAACTATATCGTGGCACTCCATGGAGGAAAGCTTTCTCCCCCTTGATTCTTTAAACTTCGTAATAGTAAAGTCAAAAAGATCTACAAGAGGCTGGGGCCCACTAGCTCTACCACCAAATGTTTTAAGTCTTGTACCAGCAGGTCGTATCTTTGACACGTTAATTTTAGGTACTCTTCCTGTGTACAGATAGGATACTAAATCTCTGAACCCTTTTGCCCAACCTTCTTTAGAATCCACAACGGATATCACATCCTCTGTATGTTCAAACTCTACATCAGGCACAGTAGGCAACTTATCAACGTACTGTCTCTCTACAGAGAAACCTACTCCAGTGCCATTCATAAGGATATACAGCACCTCATCAAAAGCTCTCGGACTATCTATCGGTATATACGAGCAGTTATAGCCAGCAATGTGCTCTCTCTCTAAAGCTTTACCGGCTGTCATCAGTGCTCTCATAGAGGGCATAACCCCTAATGACAGTATAGCTTCTTCCATATCCTCCCAAGATTTTTCATCTACTCCTTCTACATTTTGACGAAAGAAAGATATAAGTCTATCTACTGTCTCACTCCAACTCTCTCTTCTTCCTTCTTTCTCTAGCCACCGAGAATATCTAGACATATGTATAAACGACTGATATTCTGTTGGTAAATAATTTCCTCCTAGTAACGATGCCATCTAATCTTCTCCATATTCTAATTCTAATATTAATTCTGCATAATGTATGACTTTTCTTATGTCCTCTGCCCCGTTCTTTTTTCTATGACGAGATATATACTTTACAATATTTCCCTCAAGGAAGTCAAGTTTATTTTTTGAAATGTATTCAATGGGCATAATTTTAAAATCTATGTAATGATCACCGCCTACCTGCCTATCTTTTCCTTTTACAGATTGCCTGATCATATCATTGTGGCTATTAAATTCTTTTTTCTTTCTTTTTGAACTACTACTGATCATCATCTTCTCCAAATATAGATATGATATTATCTCTCTGTATACGTGGGGTAGGTTTTGTCCTGTCCATAACGCTATCAATTATAGGGAGTTTAGTTTCGCCTCTCATCTCCTCCAGTATAACACTTTGCCCTCTTTCCTTTATCATATCCATATCATTGGCCAATAAAGACAGTACACCCCTAGAAAGAATGTAAGATAGATCTACATAATTATCACCAACATTGTGTGTGTCTATTACAGCGAGGCTAACCCCATCCTCCCCATCCGGTTTAAGCAGTATAACATACATGTCCGAGGGGAGTCTATCTCTGTAACCGTTTAGATCTTCCTTATTCATCTAACCACTCTTGTGGTAAAAATCCTTCGCACCATTTAAAGCCGTACCGTTCACACCACCCAGCATATGTAGTTTTAGAACCCTTATAAAGTTTATTACTTGCTCTCATAAACAAGAATCTTAAATCAATTTCTGGGTGTTGTTTCTTAATCAACAGGTGTTTACCCCTGTCTGCTGTAGAGAAGAGACCTTTTGCCTCTATAAGGAAAGCTTTACCATCTATAGTAAAGTCAGGATTATAAGTAGAATGCCTAACATAATCTATTTTCTCCGATTCATATTTAAATTTTATATTATTTCTATTGAAAGCTACAGCGATAGACAATTCAAAGTCTGATCGGTAGCCGTGATGTCTTAGTACCATTATACCCTCGGCAAGTTTTTAAATATTATTTCCTCAAACTTATCATTGAAATATTTGAAAGTTTTAGGTGCACTCTGTTTTAGAATGCTACGGTGTTCTTCTATTCCTGTCCAGTGTAAAACTACTAAACTATCTCGTTTTTTTGCTTTTATAGCTAATATATCTAAATCATAATCTATTTTCTCCATGTGTTCTTCAAGCCTATCATCACCCCAAGGCTCGTCTAGGTCAAATGTCTGCGACATTCTTATGGGTATACCATTAGGTCTATTACGTAATTCTTTTATGATACTATCCCCACCAAAAAGTTTATCACATTCTTGGTAGGCAAAGTATACGTTTTCATTTACATAACTATCTCCTATGGTTACTTCTGTAGACAAGTATATCACAACACAATCTCTCTTTTCTTTAATTTTGTATACCAAACAAATGGTCGTTGGGTTGCTTGTGTTCCTACTTTCTTGTGCAACTGTGAGTCAGGCCAACATTGAGCCCGATAATCACAAAAACCACACACGGAGTGCATTACTCTGTTTCCTGTAGCAACTATCTCACCTTTCCTTGGACCGCTCTGTACACGGAAAGTTTCTTCTTTGTCTTTAAACTCTTTCTTCAAAGGCTTATCTGCCAACATTATTTTAGCAGTCTTTTTAGCTTTTGCTATCTGTTCTGCACAGTCTTCTTCTTGTTGATCTGGTGCTTCACAAACAGCCCACT